GCGTCAGCGGGGATGATGGTCATCGCGTTCTTGGGTTCGAGTTGTCAGGGTCGTCGAGGGCTCGTTCCCCCGACCTCCTAACCTTCGGCTTTGCTGTCCGTTTCCGCAAGTCCCTTTTCCGATTTCTCGTCTACGTGCCTCCATGTCTTCCGAGTCACGACGTAATGAATCGCCACATGGCTGACGCCGTACTTCTGCCCGAGGGCTGCTAGGGTCGCGCCCTGGGCGGCCTGCTTGCGGATCGCGCGGACACTCTGGGCCGTCAGGCGGGCCATGCCGTTCTTCTCGCCTTTGCGGTTCTCAAGTTTCATGCGGTCACCTCAATGTCCATGCGAGCTCTCACGAACGCCTCCGCTTGCGGAGCGCAGAGGGCGTTGCCGTAGGCGCGCAGGCGTCCCACTCGGGCGGCAATCCCATCAGCCAACGGGAAAGAGCCGGGTTCAATCGGACGCCATCGGGGACCGCTCGGGTCGTTACAGTAGACCCACTCCGCACAATCCCAGAACGTGCTACTCCCGCAGGTCCCGCCAGCCGAGACTTCTTCACTAGGTGCTCTAGGTCCAGAGCCTGTCCTGTGTCCTTGTGATCTCGCGCTGTCGGGGTCGGCCACGCAGCTCGACTTGCGGGAACCGCTAGGCGCGACTTGGACTGCTGGGTTTCTGGATCGAAGTTGGTCCAGCTGTCCTTGTGATCTCGTGAACACGGCGTCGGCCACGAAATACAGTCGCTGCCGCCTGTGCGGAGCCCCGACGCCCGCAGCGCAGGTATCAAGGCCGCTGACGGTGTAGCCCTCTCGGTCCATGTCAGATTGAACAATGTCGAACCAGCCGAGGCCGTCCTTGCTTGAAACCTGCTCGCCAAAGATCGTGCGCGGGCGTCGTGCTTGAGCGAGCCAAAGAACGGCAGGCCATGCGTGCCGCTCGTCAGCAAGCCCTGCTCCCTTGCCTGCGCTGCTGAAAGGCTGGCACGGACAGGAGGCGGTCCAGACAGGTCGGTCGTCGGGCCAGCCTGCGGATCGCAGGGCGTGGCTCCAGACTCCGATCCCTGCGAAGAAGTGGCATTGTGTGTATCCATCAAGTTCCTCAGGTGCGATGTCCCAGATTGAACGCTCGTCCACGACGCCGGGGGCGATGTTCCCCGCGTCGATCAGGTTCCGCAGCCACTGCGCTGCGAACGGGTCGATTTCGTTGTAAAAGGCGGCCATCTTTACTCAGGCGCTGACAGCGCATGGATCACGCCGGTGTACCGTTCGAGGCGCTCGTGGTTTCTGCGGCCTTGGCTCAGCACGCTCCCCACGCGGTCCTGCGCGTCAAGGTGCGCGTCCTCCACCAAGGCAAGGTACTCGTCCGCCGACAGGTCGAGCAGGTTCTTGCCGCCCGACGAGTATCCGTCGATGGCTGCGTGATGCGCCACCTCTTCCTTCAGGCGGGCACAGGAGGCCGCTGTCGCGATCTCGACGAACATCACGGCCTCGGCCTCGGTCCACTCCGCCGTGCGCTCCAGAAGCTCGCAGCGGCTGATCAGCTGCGCTCGCAGCATCGTGACGACGTCGCGGCTCGCGCGGAGCGCCTCGCGCCGGATCATCGACTTCCTGCCCTTGCCTGTCTTGTTGCGCTCCAGGGCCGCCAGGAGCGTCTTGCGGACGTTCTCGGGGAGCCGTCCGTGGATGCCGTCGTCGTCGAGGTAGATCGCTCCTGCCCCATCCGTGTTGCCGTCCTTGGCGGACAGCAGCTCCTCAAGGATCTCGTCGAAGGATCGGGCCGGCTGGTCTTCTTGGTTCTCGTGCTCGCTCATGTCAGGTCCTCTGTTGCTTCGTAGGTGATGCGCGGCGCTTCATAGCGCACGCCGTAGTAGTCGTTCTCCGTCAGCTCCTCGTGCAGGACACGAAGGGCTCGGCGTACAGCGGTCCTGCGGCGACCGGTCAGCACCGGCTGTGCCCACAAGACCTCTTTCTTCTTGCTGCCCTTGGCCTTGGCCTCAATGCGGACTATGCCCTCGACGCCCGGTCGCGGACTGTGCCCGTGCCACTTGACCATCATCACGAGGCGTCGCCGCCCTCGGCGCTGCCAGCGGAAAACTCTCTCAGCATCCGCTGCAGGCTCGCCTCCTTGACGCCGACCCTGCGGGCTGCGTCGAAGGTCTCCTCGATCATCTCCCTCGTCGGGCCGAAGTCGAGCAGAGCAGCCACGGGCAGGCCGACGTCGGCGCACATTTCCTTCGTCGCCTTCAGGATCGTCCTGATCTCAGCGCGAACGAGGTGCTGCTTCGCCATGCGGAATCGCTCCAGCTTGGCCTCGACCTCCGGCATCTCGTCTGGGTGCCCGTCGAGGACATCGACGACAAAGCCGGCGGCCTCGTTGAGGGCGCACAGGCAAAGCTGCCACTCGGAGCGGCTGAGCCGAGCGATGGTGCTCGACTCACCAGCGCGGTCTCGGTCGATCATGCGCTGGAGCTGCTTGGCGTGACCCTGCTTCACGACGTCCATGACGCCGCTGATGTACTGCGCGGCTCGCTGGCAGAAGTCGATGTCCTCCTTGCCGCCGGTCGGGTGATACGCCCGAAGAAGGAACGCCTCTCCGATCAGCGATGCTCGGGTCTCGTGAAGTTCGGCCTCCACCTGCACCTGCCTCTTGATGTAGTCGGGAATCTTCATGCTGCTCTTATCGCCTGATCGGCCCTGGCTGGGTTGAACTTTCTGTCCTTTCTGGCAAAGGTTGCCCCCGAAACCTGTCGATGAACGGAGTCAGGTACGGCGCGTTTGCCGCTGGCCCTCACTTCAACCAACACATCGACATGAAGCACCGCAACTCTGACCCTGATTCCTTTGCCATTCTCGCCACTGTTGCCCTGTGGCTTGCCGCAGCCGCCGCTCTCCTCCTGCCGGCCTGCTCGCCTGTGGGCGAGGGCTCCGGGCCGGGCTCCGGCAGCGGAGGCCCAGGCGGCTCTCCTGACGCCTACGAGCAGGAGCCCAACGACACCGTGACGACGCCCGACCGGCTGCCCCTCCTGCTCACGCCGGGATCCGTCCTGCGCGTCCGTGGCACCCTCGGCGGCGACACCATCAACGCCAACGGCCACCCCGGCACCCGCGACTGGTTCCGCATCGACGCGGCTGCGCCCTGCACCTGCAACGTCAGGGTCTGGATCGACGGGATCGGCTTCGTGCAGGTCGCCCTCGTCGAATGGGAGGCGGAGGGCGACTACCGCCTCGTGGCCTCGGACCACTCCGGCTCCGGCTACATCGAGCAGACGGTCACGCTCGCGGGAGCTGCGTTCGGCTCGGGCCTCGGCATCGGGATCCTGGAGTCGAGCCTCAGCGCCGATCCAGGCACCGTCTACGACATCGAGGTCTCCGTCTGGTGATTTTCCGAAAAGGCCCTTGCCGAATCGTGAGGGATTGCCGATGATTAGGAGGTCGAGGGAATCAGCCCTCGGCCTTCACCCCACGAAAAGATGGCGAACACCACCTCCCCCGAGTTCCTCACCCTCTGGTCTGCAAGCACCTACCCTGGCAGCGAATGGATCCTGGAGCGGACCCTCTCCTCTGAATACATTCGCCGTGTCTTCGGCATGGACGAGGGTGAGCGCAAGACTGGCGACGACGGGCGCATCTGGACGGCGATCCGAAAGGGTCAGACCCCGAGCAACTAAGATCCCCCAGTCGGTGGGCGGGAACCTCCCCCCCATTCAGCAAAGGCCCCCAGCTTCTCACGAGGCTGGGGGATTTTTCGTGGTCACCGGGGCCGGCACCTTCTGTGCACTTTCGGGAAAGAGGCTTGACGAATCGTGAGGGATTGCCGACAGTATGCGTGTCGAGGGAATCAGCCCTCGGCCTTCCCCCCCCCAGCCTCAGGAGGCTTCCCATGAGCAACTGCTCCCCCACCCTCTCCTTCCTCTCCGGCGCTGAGAAGCGCCCGACCGTTGGCTCCCTTGTCGAGGCTCCGGTCATCGGCTGCGCTGGGACCTTCCGGGTCATCAGGAACCCTCTCCGCCACAAGGGCATCGAGACTCGCGAGGGTCACGTCTGGCTCCGCGAGACGGGGCTGCACATCTGCAAGGGCTACGAGCCCTTCGTGATCGAGTGGCCGATCGACGACATCCACGTCATCGAGCAAGCCTGATCGCCTCCGGGCGCAGCAGCGGAGGTCGCCGGCTCACCCGATCCGGCGGCCTCCCTTCAGTTTGGTCGGGCGCAGCCGCCCGTTCCGCACCGGCTGCCCACTGTGAGGCGTGAGCACCGGCGGACCCTCCTGCCGGATGATGCTGTCCCGAGCCGGCAGGCGCATCGCCAGGATGTCGGCGTCGAACGTGTCAGGGCTGTGCCCGTGACGCTTCACGACCTTCTCCTTCGGCTCCAGCTTCAGCACCGGCCCCTTGCTGTCCCAGGACCGCTCGTACAGCGTCCAGGTCGCTTCGGACCAGCTGCGGGTGAACTGTCGCGGGATCACGAAGACGCCCTCCTGAAGGCCACGGCGGGCGACCCAGTGCATCTCCGTGCGCTGGTTTACGCATCGCTGAGTCCCGACGAGGTCGCGCCACTGGCCGCTCGCGCCTCGGGCGAAGTTCACTCGGTCGACGAGGCAGCCTCGGCTCGCGAGGATGTCGCACACGCCGACGAGCCCTGAGTCGTCAATGCTGATGCGCTCGCCTGGGATCGGGCTGCCGTCCCAGGTCGAGTTGCCGGGGCCGACGCCCTCGACCTCCGAGCCCCACTTCTCTGCGAGCGCGAGGATCGTCGTCGCGATGGTGATCTGGCCTTCCCGGTCATCCGTGCTCGGAGCGAACCGATGCTCCTGGCGCTTCTCGCCGTCGACGAACAGCGAGGCCACGCACATATCCGGGTTCCCCGTGCCGATGTCCACGCCCATCCTCGGGCCGATGGGCCGAAGGTTCTGACGTTTCGTCCCGAGGGCCGCCTCCAGGGCTGTCCGGGGCACCACGTTCCAGTCCGTGCTGCCGCTCGGGAAGGTGCCTCCCCAGTCCGCCAGCAGGATCGGGTCGTCCTCGTCGTACTGCCTCAGGGCGGCCTCGATGTCGGTGGACTGCACGAGGTACTGCGGCACCGGATGGTAGACCGAGTCGTACACGACACCTGAGGGTGCCGGGAACTTGTCCGGGTCCAAGCTGCTGACTCGGATCCGGTGCCAGTGGCTGCCGTCGCGGAACGCTCGGACGTACTCGTGATCCTCGTCGGCACCGAGGGTCGGGTTGCCTGTCATCACAAAGTAGACGTTCGGCTTCGTCAGCATCCCGTCGAGGACGCGGAACGCTTCGGTGCTGACGCCGGCGGCCTCGTCCACCACGACGAGTAGCCTCGTGCTGTCGTCGTCGCCCTGCTCCGCCAGCCACGCGAGGTCCTCCTCGGACATCGTATCGGCGTCGGGGTCGCCGGGCACTGCCGGGCTCGCGTGGAAGCCACGCATCGCGTCTGGGTCGCGGCTCGGCAGGGCAAGGCACCAGTGCCGCTCGTCGATGCGGATCTCGCTGGCGTTGTTCACCTCCAGCGGCAGCTCCGTCGTCGCGTTCGCGATGGCCGCTCTCGCCTCCCCAAGGACGCCCTTCTGCGCCTGACGCATCGTCGGGCTGATGACGAGCACGCGGCTTGGCTCCTGGAAGAGGAAGGCGGCCACGAGGTGCCCGAGGGCGTGCGTCTTGCCGGTGGACCGGCTGGAGGTCACGGCCACCCGCCGGCGGCGGTACACCGCGCGGATCAGGTCCCGCTGGAACCTCCACATCTGGAGACCGCCTGTCCTCGGGTGCCGCAGGCCCAGCCTTTCACGCACGAAGCGGAGGCACCCGTCTCCAGGCTCATCGTCTTCGAGATCGCGATACTGTACACAGAAAGGGCCTGCCGTCGCGGCAGGGTCAGGTGTAGAGCTGCTAGTCCCGAGCCTCCTCCTGAGCTTCTCCACTGCCGCTGGTGAGACCCAGGGCTCCTCCGCAGACCTCATGGTCCGTGCGCTCCAGAATCCGTCTCGCTGCATCTCTGTCCACCTCCGTCTCGATGATGTCCGCCATGCGGAACATGAGTGCCATGAACTCCTCAGGGCTGATCGCCCGAGCCGCGTGCATGGCCGTCTGCCAGTATCGGATCTGGCTCTTGTTGAGTTTGTCCGCTGCCTCGTGCATCCCGAGCAGCGCCCGGCTCTCCTCCACGCCTCGCTCGACGTAGCCGGTCAGCCGGCGAAGGATCGAGAGACCCTCCGCTGGGTCCTCCTTCATCTTCTCAAGGCCCTCGCGGAGCTGAGTCTTGACGCCCTGCCGGAACTCCGGGCTGTCGGCCTGCTCCACAAGATCCGCGAGCCGAGCCATCGTGGCCTCCTGCACCGCCATGCTGCGCCTTGGGTCAAGCAGCTTCGGGTCGTTCACTCGGTCGCTGAAGTCGTCGTCGAGCTTCTGGAGCGCCTTGGAGTAGCGCCCAGTCTTGAAGTTCGGGGCCTGGAGCCCGCTGAGGCTCTTGCCACCGTGGTTGCGGCAGCGCCCGTTGGGCATGGCTTTGGCGTGGCAGATTCCGCCTGCGCGGTTCTTCGCTCCACAGATCCCGCCGGTGGGCGAGGACTCATCCTCTCCTCGCTTGTTCATAGGGCTCTGGGCCGGATGGCCGAAGCTCGGCCCAGGTCGCCGTCCTTCACGAACTGGCGCACGGCCTCAGCGCCTTCCTCGGTGTGACACACTACCGTAGTGGCAAAACACTGCGCGGTCGAACCTGACAGCTCAGATTCGCCCTTGCCGCTGGTCTGCACGGTGCCCTCTGGGTCCTCACCATCGCCCTCCAGTGCCCTCCTGATGCCTTCCAGGTCCGCCTCGTCAAACCCCGTCGCCTCCAGCATCTCGGCTTCCTGAGCGGCGTCCAGGGCTCGAAGGAGCTGCGCGTCGTTCCAGTACGCCAGCTCTGCCGTGCGGTTGTCTGCCACAGCAAACGCTCGTGCCTGAGCCGGGGACAGGTCCGCGACTTGGCACTCCAGGGCCTCCCATCCGAGCATCTTGGCAGCGTCGAGGGTCCCGTTGCCAGCGATGACGACTCCGCCCTCGGTGACGACGATGGGCTTCTGCTGACCGAAGGCATCGAGGCTCCGAGCGATGGCTTCGACGGCACGAGGCCCTCTGGCGCGAGCGTTGTCGGGGTCGTGGGTCAGGCGATGAACCGAGATGCGAGCAAGACGCAACTGGCTGGGCTGGCTTGTTTCGCTGCTCACTGTTTGAGGACCGCCTTCTCTCCGGTGAGGTTCTCCCAGCGGCGGACGATCACATCGCAGTACGCAGGGCTCAGCTCCATGCCGTAGCAGGAACGGCCAAGCTGCTCGGCGGCGATCAAGGTCGTGCCTGATCCGAGGAAGAGGTCAAGGACAGAGCCTTCTGGGCCGGATCCGTGCTCGATGGCGTTAGCCACCAGCGCAACGGGCTTCATTGTTGGGTGCAGGTCGTTTTTGTTTGTTCGATCGAACTCCCAAACATCATCTTCTGAATACGGAGTGCCGAAGAAGTCACCAGAGAAGTTGCCATAAACGATGGGTTCATATCGGCGGCGATATGCTCCACCACCCATAGGCGACTGGTTTTTGACCCAAATGACAATCGACTTGTACCCGATTGAATCAGAGACAGGAGTTAGCAGTTCGTGCAAATTGCCGCTACTGAAAGAGATGTAGTATGCCCCAGAGCAGTGCTGCCGGATGGCTGAGGCGATGGATTGAATGAATGCTCGAAACTCCTCTGGTGTCTTTTTGTCGTTTTGCATGGCTGCGTGCAGGCCGTTGGCTCCAACGTGAGGGATAAGCTCCCCATCTTTGGTTGTGTTGCTCATCGTTCCCTGGAACGCAATGTTGTACGGCGGGTCCGTAAACACCATGTCGGCCTTGCCAGCATTCATCAAGCGACTCACGTCGGCCTCATTCGTTGAGTCCCCGCAGAGCAGCCGATGTCTTCCCAAGATCCAGAGGTCGCCCACCTTTGCGACAGGCTCCTCTACCGCGTTCGGTATATCGTCCTGGACCACTTCGCCGGTCTTCTGACCGCCCGCCGCCTTCTGAACCTCTGCCAACTCCTCCGCTGTGAAGCCGGTGTCCTCTAGGGGGACATCAGCCTCTTCCAAGGCCCGAAGCGTTGCCACCAGCACCTCGTCATCCCACTCGGCCAGCTCAGCGGTTCGGTTGTCCGCAATAGCAAAGGCCGTCATCTCGTCGTCGCTGAGGTCGGACTCAACGACGGCCACTTCGGTCCAGCCGAGATTCTTCGCCGCCTCAAGCGTGCCGTTTCCTGCTCGGACCACACCTGAAGAGTCCACCACGATCGGCTTTTGCTGCCCAAACCTTCGCAGGCTGGCAGCGATGGCTTCGAGGTTGCGCGGCGAGTGCTTCCGAGCGTTGCTCGGGTCTGAGCGAAGCTCTCCTACTGATTTCTTCGTCGTCTTCATGCCAACACGGCCTTCTCTCCGGTGAGGTTCTCCCAGCGGCGGACGATCACATCGCAGTAGGCCGGGCTCAACTCCATGCCGTAGCAAGAGCGGCCAAGCTGTTCGGCGGCGATCAAGGTCGTGCCGGAGCCGAGAAATGGGTCAAGCACCACGCTTCGCGACGTTGTGGAGTTTCCGATCTGGTACGCGATCAATTCCAAAGGCTTCATCGTCGGATGCAGGTCGCTTCGTGACGGCTTATCAAAGTGCATGATCGTGGTTTGCTTTCGGTCGTTGTACCACCGATGTGCAGCTCCGTCCTTCCACCCGTAAAGGCAAGGCTCATGCCGAGATTGGTAATCCTGCCTTCCCATGACCAACGAGGACTTGACCCAGATGACGCACTGGCGGATCTTTTGGCCGTGATCTCTGAGGGCTGCCAAAAAGTTGTACGCTTCTCGGTCGGCGTGCCAGACGTAGAACGCAGCGCCTGGATTCATTGACTCGAAGGCCAGTCCAAACATCGAAGTCAGGAAGGCTCGGAACTGCTCATCCCCCATATCGTCATTCTGGATCTTGTCGCCCTGGGCGTTCTCATAGTTGACGTTGTAAGGTGGATCGGTCAGGAGCAGATCGGCCTTTGAGCCCCGCATCAGGCGCGTGTAGCTTTCGGGTTCCGTTGAGTCTCCGCAGAGCAAGCGATGCTCGCCCATGACCCAGATGTCACCCGCCTTCGAGGTCGGCTTCTCCGGCGCTTCTGGCACCTCGTCTTCTTTGACCTCCATCTGAGTCCCTGCCGCCCTCTTCACCTCAGCAAGCTCCTCCGCTGTAAAGCCGGTGTCCTCTAGGGGGACATCAGCCTCTTCCAAGGCCCGGAGCGTTGCCACCAGCACCTCGTCATCCCACTCGGCCAGCTCAGCGGTTCGGTTGTCCGCAATAGCAAAGGCGGTCATCTCGTCTCCTGAGAGGTCAGAGACGACCACGCTCAGCTCCTCCCACCCAAGGGACCGCGCAGCTTCGAGCGTGCCGTTCCCGGCTCGCACAACACCGGCAGAGTCCACGACGA